ATGTTTCTAAGATAGAAGAGATGTGTAGGAAGTGTGGTGATTTTCTAGATGAGTTAGTTACTAAAACAGGAACTACTGGAGATGCCAAGTTTCATATTGCATCATACCTGAAGCAGTTTTTTAATAATGAAATTAAGAATGCTCGTACTATTAGTAATGTAGATAATGCAATGTATTCTATGTTGAACTTCTATGGTGATAAGATGGAAAAGGAACTTGCAAAGATCAAGACAACTGCAAACTTAACTAAGAAAAGAAATCTTGTTTATGATAGTCAACTTTATGTTGAGAATAATAAGGACAAGTTCAAAGCAATGCTTACCTTATACAAGGAGTTGCAGACAGTCAAGCAAATGGTTATAGATAAACTTGACCACCTAGAAGAGTTTAGGACTTTTGTCCAGACAGAGAAAGGATATAAGGTCACTGGTCCAGAAGGTTATGTCTTGCATAAGGATGGTGATATGATTAAGTTTGTTAACCGTATGGAATTTGCATACAATAACTTTACTCTTCAGAAGCAATGGCGTTAAATTGCAATAAGTGTTATTTTACTTTTGGTAGGTTCCAACCACCTACTACAGGACATAAGCAAAATTTTGCTGGTGTAAAGTCAGCAGCAGGGTCACATGACTATCGCATATACATTTCACAGTCTGTAGATGCTAAAGGTAATAATCCATTGCCACCTGATAGAAAATTATTCTATATGAATAAGATGTTCCCAGAACATAAGGGACATATCTATAGTGGTCCTAGAGAACCAGTAGCAATATTACAAGATATTATGCTTGCAGGATATAACGAAGTTATATTCCTTGTAGGATCTGACAGGGTTTCTGCTATGCAATGGTTACATAAATATAATGGTAAAGACTTTAGATTCAGAAAGATTTCAATAGAATCTTCTGGAAGTAGAGATGCTGATGGTGATACCTTTGCCATTTCTGGAACTAAGATGAGACGTGCAGCACATGCTGGTGATTTCACTGCATTCCGAAAAGGTATTCCCACTTCGTTAAATGATCGTGATTGCCGAAGTCTTATGGCAGAGATTGCATTGGCACTACCTAGTAATTTTAAATGAAAAATTTTAAGAAGCTAAGAGAAGAAGCTCTGCGTCAACAACAAAGGCAAACCTTTGTATTTAAAGAAGGTGATGCTGTTATGTCTGCCCGTACAGGAGACAAAGGACGTATCCATAGAGTCGGTGGTAACTATGCTATTGTAATTACTGACGATGGTAATATGTTACGTGAATGGATAAAGAATATTAGAACTATAAATAATACGAGAAGAACCTCCCTTTTGAACGATGAAGAAACCAGATCCAATTAATAAAGTAAAGCACAGTGACGAGTTTTCATCTGGATTGATGGAACAGTATGGTAAGTGGATGGGCGGCGATTGCTTCCAGAACACTGAAATGCCTGACATTCATTTGTCTGAAGAACCAGTACCTTTTGCTGGAATGGATCCTCAGTCTAATGGTGCTGAGATAGAGGATGTCACAAAGAAAAAGAAAGATGTAAAGAAACCATCTGCTAAGGCACAACTAGCTACTAAAGAAGAAGTAGAAGAAAGGGAAGAGTATGAGATTGATGGTGAGACCTATGTAGTTGAAAAGATTAAAGGGAAGTGGCAGAAAGGATATAAAATTAAGAAAGAGCATCATCAGAAAGATGCTGAAGGTAATACAATTCCACATGAGGATGAAGCACCAGGAACACCTAGTTCAGTTGAAGAGATTAAAGAAAAGAAACTTGATCCTGTAGGTAAAGCAGATAAAGATATTGACAACGATGGTGACCACGACAAGACTGATAAGTATTTGATCGCACGTCGTAAAAAGGTAAGTAAAATTCTAGGTATGAAGAAAAAGAAATGAAATCCTTCAAGCAATTCCGAGAAGGAGGATTTGATAATGCTGATGAAATAAATGTAAAGGTAAAGAAAAAGAAAAAAGCAGGTTCCAAGACTCCTAAGAATAAAAAATCTGGTAACGTAGAAGTGATGCCTAACATCCCTGATGGGAAGAGAGGAATGACTACAAATGTAACCAACGAATCATTTGAAAGTGGTGTTAACAAGGCACGTCGTGATTATCGTTCTGGTACGCTATTAACTTTTAAACAGTTCATGGCAAAGATAACAGATATTTTAGACGAGTGGGAGAAGTAATAAATAGGCTGTGATAAGTTATTATTTAAGATTATGCTATCCTTTCTATTACCACTTGCAACAAAAGTAATTTCAGATGCAGTTAACAAGATCCCTGAAAATGAGGAGCTTGGTGAAAAACTGATTGAAATTTGTATATTAATCCTCGGCAAGGCAGTTAAACTGACCAAAACCGATATGGATGACAAGCTACTTGAGACAGTAAAGTCTGCTATCAAGGCAAGATAACAGTGATATCGTGGGGGGTGAGAGCTCCCCTTTTTATCTTTTTATAAATAAACATAAGAAATACTCAAATTTACGAGGAGACCAATGGCTGTATTCGGATCAATTGATGCAGCGACATTTTCAAATAATGTTGGCGTCACAAATGGCGATGCTACAGTTACCAAGAATGCCGCTGATACTGTAAACCAAGGAGATGTATTAGTCCTTGATGGTGTTAACTATATTGTAAGGAGTGTTACAAGCACAACTTCAATTGAATTACACACTACCTATGCTGGTAGCACTGAGGCTGCATTAGCAGGAGCTATACGTAGAACTCCACCTAAGGATGTTGCAGAATATGTAATCAAAGGTGGCGACAGTAATGTTGGCGAAATATTATTCGTTGACGCAACTGAAGTTGGACTTGCAGAAAACAAGTCTCGTGGTTTGAAAGGTCCTGGTTGGTGGAACTATAAAACATACACAGATCATTCTGGTGCTACTCGCCATAAGGCAGTGCATTTAGCTTATGTTTATATTGCTGCTGGTACATCTGGTGACTTCACTGATGACACTAGAGTTGCTGATGTTGCATCCTCTGTAACTATTGGTACACATCCTGCTAGTTCCACATCATCTTCTGGTGCTGGTTCATTTGCTAACCTTGCTACAAGTACAACAGGAACACCTGGAGCACTTTCATATGTTTGGCAACGTCAGACTGCATCTGGTAAGCGTTGGGTTAACCTTGCTGCTAACACAGACACAGGTATTACATACGTTAACTTTACTAATGCAACTCTTTCATACACTGGACTTGCTAGTGATGCACTTGATGGTTACAAGTACAGAGTTAAGATTACCTCTGCTAATGGTACCGAAGAAGTTATCAGTAACGGAGCTGCAACTCTAACATTCTCATCATAATGTAAATGAACATTGCTGAATTGACTCCAGACAACTGGATTTTCTTTGCTATTCAAAATTATAATAACCCGTCGTCAGTTACCTATTCTGATTTTGAGGAAGACTTAAAGAGATTTAAGTATATCAAAAGATTACTTAAGCGTAATGAGGCGACGGGTGAACTCAAAACTCACCTGATACTAAATCATGTGATTATTTTATATAATGTTTTTGATGATGCAGCAACACCATTGCTGTTTTATAAAACGGAAGCAACATACTGGTCTATAATCAAGGCATTTATGTTGTTTCTAAATAGATTACCACCTACACTTAACGAGGATGTTGACCAGGAATGTCTAAAGGAACTAAACCTACTGTAAATGAAATGATTAATTCCGCAGGGGATGGTTCTGGTCTCCAGTTACCTCCTGCTTTTGTTATGGTGAATCCTAGACAACATCGTAAATGGAAGAAAAATAATGAAACTGTGGATGGTCGTTCTAAAGGAGCAAAAGATCTCTTCTCCCGTATCCAAAAAAGAAAAATGAAAGAAGAAACTAACGTAACTGAAGCTCTATCTACAGATACCGAGAGAGCTCAAAAGCAGATCCAACAAGGTAAGAAGTTGGGTCGTCAAAAGGATCTCCAGAAAAAACGTGGAGAAGCTAAAGAAAAAATGATGCGTAAGACTAAAGAAATGGATACGCTCATGAAGGCACGTCTTTCTGACTTTAAAAAGAAAGCATCTGCACAAACAAAGAAACTTAAAAAAGAGGAAACTAAAGTGACTACTGATATTATGAATGAAGGACAAGATGTAATCCAAGTTGCATTGGATGTAGCTACATCAGAATTGAATCCACAAGGTGAAGGATCATTTGCTAAGATCCAATTCTCTGATGGTGGTGTACAAAACCTAGATAACTTCTCTGCTAAGAGAATTGCTGCTACTTATGCACAATTAGATGATACACATAAGCAACAGTTCCAGTATCTGTTGAATAAAGATGCATCCACTTACCAGACTGCTCTGGACTTTGCTGTGAGAAATGTCTGAAATTAATGGTGCTATACTAGAAAGATTAGAAAAAGTCGTTGACTCTCTTCAGGATAACTCTGTGAAGATGGGTCAACTTCTTGCTGTGCATAATGAAAAATTAGACAAACAGGATAGAATAGATGCGGTATTATTTGAGAAAATTGAATCGGTTCACAGGGAAGTTAACAGAAGGTCTGAAGAAATTAAGAAGGGATGTGAGAGAGATATTCGTCTTGTAGATGACCGTCTTAGGGTCATGGAGAAGAAGATGTGGACTATCTTTGGTGCTCTGTCCATCATATCCTTCCTTGTATCCGCACCAGGACAGGCACTTCTGAGAAACTTGACACCTCAGCAATCTCCTGCTACTATATCAGCAGTAGAAATGCCTGTAATTGAGCTATCTTGATGTTAAGTACATAAATTTAATATCCCCTCGTCTGACTCTCTTCACTAGGAAGAAGGCAGACCTTTTTAATTTTAGGTGTCCTTACTGTGGAGACTCACAGAAAAGGAAGAACAAAGCTCGTGGGTATTTGTTTAAGATTAAAAACAATATAACCTATAAATGTCACAATTGTGGTGTTGGTAGGTCTCTTGCTAACTTTATAAAAGATCAAGATTCATATCTCTATGATCAATATATCATGGAGAAATTTAAAGAAGGCAGCACTGGTAAGGGTACTAAAACACCCAACCCAAAGTTCAATTTTAAGGAACCAAAATTTGTTCCAAAAGGAGTTGATCTTGAGAAAATTTCAGAGCTAAATACTGAACATCCAGCACGAGTTTATCTTGAGCAGAGGGGTATTAAAGACCTAGATTATTTTTATTATTGTCCAAAATTTAAAGCGTGGACAAATAAAAAGAAGAAGACATTTGATACCTTGAGACAAGATAGTCCTCGTATTATAATACCATTCAAAGATAAAGACGGAAAACTCTTTGGTTACCAAGGCAGATCGCTAGCCCCTAAGGCAAAACTAAGATACATTACGATCATGCTGGACGAAGATCAACCCAAAATCTTTGGACAGGATAGAATAGATTATGAAAAAGCAATTTACATTGTTGAAGGACCGTTTGACAGTACCTTCATTCAGAATTCCGTTGCGATGGCTGGGTCTGATGTTGATATTC